ACGACCCAAGATTCGAGAAATGGGATATGTTCCCAAGAGCATATGGTCTAGGGGGTACACCTCTTAACCATGCAATCGCTTGTCTAAGATACTGGTTGCCAGAGTTCAACAAGAAGTATGGCATTGAGAAGTCAATACTAACAGTTATCACTGATGGTTTCAGTCACGAATCTCATCTCTTTAATACAAGTGATGCAGAACACGAAGACTTCAAATCTCAAACAGAAGGTGAAGAATACACTTGGAGAATCAAAAACAGAAGAAACATTATTGACCCATACTTAAACAAAGTATATGAGTATGAAGTCAAAGAAGGTTATTCAGATAGAGATTACTTCGGCAAAACAGGTAATCTTCTAGAATGGATATCTTCTACTTGTAATGTGACAGTCACAGGTTACTTTGTCTTCTCTAAGAAAAGAGATTTCGATAACCTTCTTTACAATGTTAAAGAGTTAGAAATGAAGGCATACACTGTTTCAAAAGAATGGTGGGCAGAAGTCAGAAAGGTTGGCAAAGTTGTCAACATAAAAGGGTATAACAAAATGTTCTTGACAGCTGCTAGTAATTTGAGTACCATGGGTGACGATGAGTTAGATGATGAACTTATTGGCGCTAACAAAAACAGAGTGATGGCTGCCTTTAAGAGAAACCAAAAAGGTAAGACAACATCAAGATTTTTAACCAACGAGTTCATTAAGGAGATAGCATAATGGCAATAAGAATGGAAATGATTGAAACTTTGAATGTAGATAAGTTCCAAGAGGCGATTCAACAAATCGGTGAAGGTCCTTGTACGAAGTTCAATTGTGATAGACAGGCACTTTGTGCCGAAGAGCAAGTTGAATGTAAAGCATTCAGATATTGGGTTAACAATGATTCTTACACAACGATGAGAAAAGGTAAGAAGACGAGTATCAAGATTGATATTCAAAGATTATTAAAGGAGATTGAGTAATGACTTTTAAAGAACATGTAGAAGAGAACTTTGCAAAACTAGAAGCAGTCAAGCAGGCGAATACACCTGACTTGATGAATGGTGGTGCAATAAGATTCGGTGAATTATCTGAACTCTATACTAATCAAGATGCACCAGTTGATGGTGGAATGAGGCATCAAATTAAGAATAGTTATTCAAATAGACCTGTGATGTTATCAGAGGCAAAACCAAAGAAAGAAAAGTTAGATAGAAAACTTGTTTATGCAATTCAGTTTTATTCTGGCGTATCATCTATGAATTGGTTGCCAATGGGTATTCTTCCAGATACTAATTGCATTCAGTTAGAAGACAGAGGTCACTTTACAGGTTTGTTAATTGAGAGAGTTGGTCATGAGTGGTCAGTTGCAACATGGAAGAGAGTTTTAAAAAGACTCGAAGCATTAGATTACAATCCAATGATTAATGAATACATTGAGAGAATTCAACACAGGATTGATTATAGGTCCAAGAAGTTTTCTTTAGATAGTCTGAATACACCAGAAGACAAAAAGAGAATCAATGATTACATGATACCTTATGAGTTGAAAGTTTATCCTAATAGAGATATGCATGACAATGAAATAACAGGTATCAATAGTTTAGATGATAAGTGGACTACACACCAACTCGCCATGAAGGCAGTTGAAAAGAACACCAGAACGATTCATGGTGTCGATAACACCATCATCAAGGATAGATACGAACTTGTTAGAGATAATGATTTATTTTTAGGTAATAATAAATTCTCAATGACAGGTAATGCCAAACAGGCAAGTAAGATGGAGAACCATGAAGAGGAACCAATGATGATTTTCGCAGGTGCTCTTGCTACTTCAAAGACTATGCATGAGATGTATAATGCTTTGGGTACTTCATCAGAAGATAAGAGAACAACGATGTATGAGAAAGCAATCGAACAGTATCAAACTTTAGAAGATTGGAAAGGTCTTGTTAAAAATATTAAAGTTGTTTTGATTAATGATGTTTATATGTCGATGCTTCAAAAGACTATCGATAAAACTTTCGATACAATTGAGAAGCAGAATATGACTGGAACTAATGTCAAAGACTTGACACCTAGAAAAGTAGATGCTTCATTAATGATAGTATACACTGCTTTGAAATTATCAGAGGCAAGAAAGTTAAGACCGACTGAAAAGAATCTAAGAAGATGTGCTGAAGATGTAATCAAGACAATGGAAAGTATGATTAAAGATTTAGACAAAATGAAAGAACTTTGTATGTTGAGTTCGACTGCAAAGACCAGAGCATTGAATTTCTTTCAACCATTATTAGAAACCTGTATTCAGAACTCAGATGAAAATCAAGATGATAGTAAAGACCTTTTGATTAGAACATCTTTAGAGATAGTCGAGCAAAACGGAATCGAAATTGTCACCGATAGACCAATCACAATATTAGATAGAGAAGAAAATGATAGAGATGGTTTCAGATTCGTTGAAGTTGTCATTGATGAAGGTAAGGGATTACACCTTGGTCACTGTAAGTCAGGTGATGATAGTGGTGGGTTCTTCTTACAACCTGCTGGTGACAATATCTTTTGGGACAATAAGAGAGATTTCGTTCCAAGCGAATATGCAGATGAGTATATGAGAGAAGTTGCTGACTATCTTGCAGGTGTTAGTGACAGATGGTTCTCAGATGCCAAGATGATGCAGGCATATACTAATACTCAGAATTTAGCAAATATTTGGAAACATGGTGGTTGACAATGACCACAACTTTTTAGTACCATAATAACTGATGAGAAAAACTACTAATAAAAAGGAGACGATATGAGTAAGTGGACTTATGACCCTTCCGAGTCAATCGACATCGGAGGTAAAAACTTTCATTTAACACCTGATAGAAAAGAATTTATCGAGGCGTTAAAATCAAAATACCCAAACAAGTTAGAGTTTTCGAAAGAAGACTTTGATGCTCTTGGTTATTTTCCATACTGGTTGAAATCAAACAGATATAATTTTAAATCTGGTTCTGTTTTCAATCTTCAACCGATACTCGCTGTTTCAGATGCGCCCAAACCTGCACCTGTTCCAGTGAATGTTGCACCTGCACCTGTTTATCAAACTACTCAGATGCCAGTTGCCGCTCAAACTGAAACATTGAACATTATCGAAGACAATGTGAAAATCATTCCTGAGAAGATGTCAAACTATGTTCCTTTTGGGCATTTCAAAGATGTTAAGAACATCATCAAGTCTAAACTTTTCTTTCCTGTTTTCGTGACAGGTCTTTCAGGAAACGGTAAAACTTTGATGATTGAACAAGTTTGTGCTCAACTCAAAAGAGAGTTTTACAGATATAATATCACTATCGAAACAGACGAAGATGATTTGATGGGTGGTCATACTCTTCAAAATGGTAACATTACTTTCAGAGAAGGTCCTGTTGTTAAGGCGATGAGAAAAGGTGCTGTACTTCTTTTAGATGAAGTCGACCTTGGTTCTAACAAGTTAATGTGTTTACAGTCAGTTCTTGAAGGTAAAGGTTATCTGATTAAGAAGACTGGCGAGTGGGTGACACCTGCACCAGGTTTTACAGTTCTTGCGACTGCTAACACTAAAGGTCAAGGGTCAGAAGATGGCAAGTTCATCGGTACCCAAATCATGAACGAGGCGATGCTTGAGAGATTCGCTATCACAATGCAACAAGAATATCCTCCAGTGACTACTGAGAGAAGTATTCTGAAAAAAGAAATGGCGTTGAGTGGCGATGTCGATGAAGAGTTTTGTAAGAAACTTGTCGATTGGGCAGACATTATCAGAAAAACCTACTACGAAGGTGCGATTGATGATGTTATCACAACAAGAAGACTTGTTCACATTGTCAATGCATTCAGAATGTTCGGCGACAAGTTAAAGTCAATCGAGATGTGCATATCAAGGTTCGATGAAGAAACTAGAAATGCAGTTCTAGACCTTTACAGTAAAGTCGATGAGGGAGTTGATTTATCAGAAAACTCCCTAGACGAATCTTCTGATTCAGAGTATAATGAGAATGATGAGTAAGGAAATAGATTACAAATACAACGAGAGGGCTCTTATAGAAGAGTTCTCTCAGTATATTGATAATACTTATGACCAACATTACTCACTAAACAAATACCAATCCACTGAGTTCATTATCGACAGTGGTCATGGTGAGGGTTTCTGTATCGGCAATATTATGAAGTATGCCCAAAGATACGGTAAAAAAGGTGGCAGAAACAGAGCAGACTTATTGAAAGTCTTACATTACGCTTTGTTCATGCTACATGTTCACGACAAAAGCATAATGGAGGCAAACAGTGATGAAAATAAGTAATGAAACTAGGAGTATATTAAAAAACTTCTCGACAATTAATAGTGGTATCAAAGTAGAGTCTGGTCAACAACTCAAAACGATATCGAATATGAAAAACATTCTTGCAGTTGCAAATGTATCAGAATCATTTGGGCAAGAATTCAGTATCTATAACCTATCAGAATTTCTAGGTGCAACTTCTCTATTAGAGAATCCAGAGTTCAACTTCAATGAGAATTCAGTATCTATTTCAGATACAAATTCATCAATGACATATTTCTATGCATCAGAGGGTATGGTCGCTTCGCCAGAGAAGATGATTACAATGCCAGATGCAGAGATTAAGATTGATTTATCATCTTCATTGTTAGATGAATTGCAGAAAGCAGCTAGTGTTCTAGGCGTAAACGATTTACAACTTGTTTCAGATGGCACTAAAGTAAGTTTAGTAGTCACTGATAAAAAGAATGCAACTTCCAATACATTCTCTAGGACTGTTGGCGAAGGCAATGGCGTGTCATTTACAATGAACTTTAAGATTGAGAACCTTAAAATTCTAGATGGCAACTACGAGGTGTTTGTATCATCAAAAGGAATCTCTAATTTCAAAAATAAAGATATCGATTTAGAATACTTTATTGCATTAGAACCTGATTCTGTATACAATGCCTAAACTAAATATTTTTAGTGTGATGGTTGTGCCAGTCTCCGCAACTTTCATGGGAGTATCGGAATCTCATCATCTATGGTCCGATGCACAAACAACAGGTGGGGGTTGTTCCTTATTATGAAACAAGAATTTTTATATGTTGAAAAGTATCGTCCTCAAAACATTGGGGACACGATACTACCCAAAGGGGTAAAAAAATCATTCGAAGAGTTCGTTCAGAACAAAGAAATACCTAATCTATTACTATGTGGCACTGCCGGTACAGGTAAGACTACAATCGCTAAGGCGATGTGTAATGAACTAGGTGCTGACTTCATCGTAATCAATGGGTCAGATGAAGGTCGTCTTATCGATACTCTAAGAACTAAAATCAAAAACTTTGCATCTACAGTATCACTTGCAGGTGGTCCTAAGGTTGTTATCTTAGATGAGGCAGATTACATATCTGCTGAGTCAGTTCAACCTGCATTGAGAAACTTTATCGAAGAGTTCTCATCTAACTGTAGATTCATATTCACTTGTAATTACAAGAATAGAATCATTGCACCTCTACATAGTAGATGTACAGTAATCGATTTCAGTATACCCAAATCTGAGAAGTCTAAACTTGCAGGTGAATTCTTACAAAGACTTATACAAATCTGTAATGAAGAAGGTATCAAGTACGAAGAAAAAGTATTAGTAGAACTGATATTGAAATTCTTTCCAGATTTCAGACGATGTATCAACGAAGTACAGCGATATGGTGCCTCTGGTGTAATCGATAGTGGTCTACTAGCGACACTTTCAGAAGAAAAACTTACACCATTGATTGATATGCTGGCGTCTAAAGATTGGTCTGGTATGAGAAAATGGGTGGGTCAGAATTCAGATAATGATTTGAATACACTTTACAGAAAAGTATTCAATGCATTAGAACAAAGACTTGAACCAAGTTCTATACCTGCCGCTGTGCTATTCATTGCAGACTATCAATACAAGTCTGCTTTTGCAATGGATTCAGAAATCAATTTCGTTGCATGTCTAACAGAAATTATGTCGGAGTGTAAATTCAAATGATTACAGAAGAAATGAAATACGAACTACAAATCATTATCGATAGTGCGGAAATAGTTAAAGCATTATTAGAAGAAGGTCATGAAGATATCAAAATCTTTGATGAACCTTTAACTGATATTTTAGGTGCAACTAACAATGTACTTGAAGAGATTGACGGAGGTTGGTAATGGGCAAACTTAGACAATGGATTAAATGATGGATTTCTTGGAGAGTTGAACGTTCTTTTCAAAAGAAAGCAGATAGACTGTTCATGAAACATCAAGTTAAAACTACAGACGGAGACAATACATGACGGAGTTTAAAGATAAAGTAGAGAGACAAAGAATTCTCTTAGAAGCAGAAGAATGGGCAAAGGGTGTTTCAGGCATTCATGCTCACAGTTTGGGTAGTATGTGGTACGATACTAGACCACAAGATACTCAAGATGGCAAAAGTGTTGTTGATAGACACTTCAACAGTGGACTTATTGAAAGAACATGTGATGATGGTTCTATCGTATACTTTGGTACAGAACTTACAGGCGATGCTTTGATTGATGAATATCAAAGAAAAGTAATCCCTTCTGTTACACAAAAGGCAATTGCTTAGTGTCAAAAAGAAATCCATTCGACTATGTTAAAAATGTCAGTTTTGACAAAGTCGATATCATGGTTGATGAGGTAGAAGAGAAATCTTATCAACCATTCCTAGTAAATCGAGCATTATCTTATCACCAAGATTCGCTCTTTTTCGTCAACGAAATGAATGTTCGGCACAGTCTGGACAGTCGTCTTCAATACTCTTTTTTAATAAATACTCTTAGAAAAAGAAAAAGGTTCAGCAAGTGGCAGAAGCCATATGAATCTAAAAAATTAGACACTGTAAGAGAATCTTATGGTGTATCAACTAAAATAGCGAAAGAGTATTTAGAGTTATTAGACGATAAACAATACCGTGACTTGAAAGAGAGTATGAAAACTGGTGGTAAGAATGATGGATGAACACGATATAGTAAAAGACTTAATCGAAATAACATTCCCCGAAAAAGATGATTTTTTAAAGATAAGAGAAACCTTATCACGTATAGGCGTAGCTTCGAGGAAAGACAAAGAGTTATTTCAATCATGTCACATTCTCCATAAAAAAGGTAAGTATTATATCGTACACTTTAAAGAACTATTTTTACTAGACGGTAAACAAACCAATATTGATGAGTCAGACATTGGTAGAAGAAACACAATCATTGATCTTTTACAACAATGGAACTTATTGAAGGTTAATGATCCATCTAAAATATCAGAACCTAAGTCGCCTTTATCTCAAATAAAGGTAGTATCATATAAAGAAAAGTCAGATTGGAAACTTACAACTAAGTATTCAATTGGTAATATAAACAACTAAATACCATAAAAATAGGAGGTCAATATGTTTTCAGGCATAATTGATTTTATAATGGGAATCTGGAATCTACTTATGATAGTTCCAGTTGTTATCTCAATTTGTAGTGTTATTGTCGCTATGACACCAACACCAGCAGATGACAAATTATGGGCAAAAGTCTACAAATGGTTAGAAGTACTTGCCCTAGCAATTGGTAAAGCAAAAGATAAAAACCCTCTTTTAGATAAGTAACTTTTGTGATACAATAGTTGTACTAATATTCGAATAGGAGTAAATTATGGAATATTTTATTGGATTGGTTGTTTTATTCGTCATTGGATATGCAATCTTTAATAAAAAAAGTGGGAACGTTACAGTTTCAACAAAGACTGTTTCGACTCCAGCACCAGCACCTGCACCACAACCAGTGGCAGATGCTAATAATAACGGCATAGTTTCTAAAGCAGAACTTAAGAAACTTACAAAGGTGCAACTAGTCGAGTTTGCAGATAAGAAAAACTTGAAGATTAAAAGGTCAGGTACTAAAGCATCTGTAATCAATGACATACATTCACAATTGAAGTAATCTAACTTAAACAATTGTAAAGGGACTCAATTGAGTCCCTT